GCTACTACGACAGCGAATACCACCGCCGCAACATTCAAGTGGCGCGCGTTATTGGCGCGAAGGCCGCCGTTGACCAAGCCCTCGCACGGGCGAGGACGCTGAAGCACTTCCCGAAGTGGATGATCGACTATTTGGAAAGCGCGGCAGAGCGCCTTCCTGGCCTTTCAACCGACCTCGCTTCTTACCGCGATGCGTCGCCGGATTACGCCGAGTACGGACCGGCGGCAGCGGCGGCGCGAGTGGACGCGCACAATCGTCGTGTTGCCGCCGCCTAAAGGCTTCGCCGCCCTGCCCGCCTTCGCGACGGGCAGCACAGTGAAGCTCAAGCGACCGGATGAAGCCGGTCAGGAAATGGGAGAGACGGATGGCGAAAACGGATCGGGCCTTTCGCTACGTGGTCGAGTGGACGCCGTGGGCTGACGTTGCTGCGGCAGCCGGCAAGCTCGGGTGGACGGAAGGGGAGAGCGCAGCGGATTTCGTTGAGGTCAACGATTATCGCCGCACTCACCGCTGCTCAAACTTCGGGACTGCCGTTGCCTTCGCTCGCGAGGTCACCGAGGCGGACACATGGCGCTGCCCGCTGATCCATCGGCAGGAACTCGTCAAGCACGAGACCGACGACATGGGCAATCGCGTGAAGCCCTTCCTCGAATGGGAGACCGACGCCTCGTGGGAGTGCGCGGCTGACGACCAGCCTGACGAGAGCGAGCCCAGTTTCTACAGCGAGGCCGCGTGATGTCCCTCGCCCTCGCCCGTGCCGAACAGCAGATCATCATGGACATGTTCGCGGCAAGCGACGCCCGCAAGGCCATCATCGACGCCGATCCCCGGATCATCTTCCTGCGCAAGCTGCGCACGGCATTGTCGCCTGACTACGAGGCCGGTGGTGTCGCCGGCTTCGCTGAGCTTACCCGCCGGATCGAGGACGGCACGATTGCCCGCTCCCGCCGCGCGACCGAGTTGATCCGCGCCCGGACCGCGATGCTCGATCACTTCCCGCACGTCGCCCGCCAGCATCTTCGCGAGGCCGCGATCATCCGGCGACAGGGTCCATATCGTCCTGCTCCAATGACTGCGGCTGAGGTCGCAGGGGCGGTGAACTTGGCGGAGGCGGTCGGCAAATCGATACCGGAATATCCAGAATTGGAGATGGTGTGATGAACCCGATCACGAGCGATGTCGAGCCTCTGACGCTGTCCCGGCTCAAGGCAAGAATGGGCGACGCCAGAACGTTGCCGGGAGGAATGGTCTATTCCGGGACTGACATTCTAGAGGTTGCCGAGACAACGGCGCGCAAGCTCAAGAACTGCGTCGACGCCCTAACCTTTGCGATCGACGGATGGGACGAGAGCGATCCCTACATTCGCAAGCTGCGCGTCACTCGCGACGCTGCGCTCGACACTCTCAAAGCGCTCGCGCCATGACCACCCCACCCAAACCACCCTACCGCGAGGAGCCGTTCGACGTGAGCGCTCAAAACACAACGCGCATCCAGATGATCGACGAATACCTGAAACGCGGCGGCGGCCCGAAGGTCCAGACCATCGTTGCCCGTGGAGGCGTCAATTGACCGAAATCGAACTCCTCCTCGCACTCTACCACAATCCGCGCACTCGCGAAGTCGCCCTCGAAATGGCTGACAAAATGCGTGACCGCGCCAACCCCGTACTCGGCATAGCCAGTGCCGTCAAAGCAGCAACGGAGAAGACCAATGGTGTCCGGTAGTGCAGTTGTAGAGCGCCAGGATCATGCGCCGGCCAATGTGGAGCAGCATCCGGCGAGCGATAGCGCTTCGTTGATCGCCGTCATCAGCCGCGCCGCGTCCGACCCGAATGTGGACATCGACAAGATGGAACGGCTCATGCAGATGCACGAGCGGCTGACCGAGCGCGCCGCCAAGGCCGCGTACTTCGCCGCGCTCGCCGAAATGCAACCGGAGCTTCCGGTGATCGAGCGCAACGGCAACATCGTCATCCACAAGAAGGACGCTCCGAAGACGGCGGAGAACGTCATCCAGAGCACGTCATACGCGCTTTGGGAAGACATTAACGAGGCCGTGCGCCCGCTTCTGGCGAAGCACGGGTTCGCCCTGTCGTTCCGGGTCAAGAAGGACGCCGACCGCGTAGAGGTTACTGGCGTTCTCTCGCACCGCGAAGGGCACTTCGAGGAAACCACGCTCAGCCTGCCGATGGATACCACAGGCTCGAAGAACAACGTCCAGGCCATCGGCTCAAGCACCTCCTACGGCAAACGCTACACGGCCATGGCGCTGCTGAACATCACGACGCGCGGCGAAGATGACGATGGCAAGCGCGGCGGCGATCCGGGCACGATCACGGACGAGCAGCGGGACGAGCTGCTAGCCCTCCTTGCCGACGCCAAGGTCAACGTCGAGGACTTCTGCAAGTTCGCCAAAATCGATGCGTTGAGCGACCTGCCGGCGGCAAAGTTCGATGTCGCCAAACAGCGCATTCAGAACCGGAAGGCGAAGACCAATGTCTGAGCTAACCATCTACGATTTCGAGCAGGGGTCGGCGGAGTGGCATCAGGCCCGCTGCGGCGTCGTCACCGCTTCGCGGTTCAAGGACGTACTGGCGGAAGGCGACGGCAAGATGCGCGGCAAGTATCTACGCGAACTCGCCTCGGAAACCATCCGTGGATGGGTCGAGGACGGCTATTCCAACGAGCACATGGCGCGCGGCCAGGAGCAGGAGGACGACGCCCGGCGCGCCTTTGCATTCGAGCACGCGATTGAGCCGATCCGCGTGGGCTTTATCCGCCGGGGTCGCGTCGGCTGCTCGCCTGACAGCCTCATTGGCGATGATGGCGGCCTCGAAATCAAGTCGGCGCTCGGTCACATCCAAATCGATCGATTGCAACGCGGCAGGCTGCCGCCCGAGCACGTCGCCCAGGTTCAGGGATCGTTGTGGATGACGGGCCGCAAGTGGTGGTCGTTCGTCTCGTACTCGCCCGACCTACCCTTGATGCATGTGCGCGTCGAGCGGGACGAGGAATACATCGCCCGGCTCGCCAAGGCCGTAACCGCCTTCACCGAAGAACTCGACGCCCTGGTTTCATCATTGGGCGGCAGCAAGCAATTCAGGAGCGCAGCATGAAAAGCGAACAGTTCTGGCTCGTTTGGAACCCTGTTGGCCGCTCGCCAACTCATAAGCATTTCACAGACCGGCAAGCTCACGATGAAGCCAAGCGGCTGGCAAAGGCGAACGCCGGACAGGCGTTCTACGTACTCGAGGTGAAAGGCGGCTGGGTCGTGGCCGAGCCTCCGGCCATCCCAATCGAAATCCTGATCCCATTCTGAGGAGCGCAGCATGACCGAGTCCATGATCGAACGCGCCGACTACGCCGAAGAGCTTGCCGCCGGCATGGCGCTGTCGCTGGCGACAACGAAGGACGAGTTGCTTTCCGTGTGGTGGACCTCTTGCGATCATTTCGAGGGCGAAGCCCGCGAGCGGCTACAGGCGATCTACGCCGAGGCGCCGGTAAAGTTCGCGCCAATGCAGAGGGCCGGCTGATGGACAAGCAGACCTTCATCCTCGTTACCGACCGGGTTCGCGACAACGCGCTGTCAGCAGTGCGCGATGCGCCGGCCGGCTGGCGGGTGAAGGTCGAGCCGCCGCTTCGCAGCACCGATCAGAATTCGAAGATGTGGGCGATGCTCAACGACGTTGCCCGCGCCAAGCCGGAAGGCGCAATTGGCCCCCAGAGACGTGGAAGGCCGCCTTCATGCACTTCCTCGGGCACCAGGTCATGTTTGCCGAGGGCCTGGATGGGACGGGACCATTCCCGCTCGGCTTCCGCAGCTCGCAACTCAGTGTGCGGCAGATGGTCGACCTGATCGATTGCATCTATCGCTATGGCGACGAGCATGGCGTTGAGTGGCGCGAGACCCGCAAGGGCGGCTTCTTCGACGAGGCGGCCGCGGCATGATCGAGACCAACTTCCGCCGCGAACCGATCAGATCCCGGAAGCTGCTGGATAGCGCCCGCGGCCATCCGTGCACGCTCGAATTCGCCGGCATTTGCTCGCACGATTCCGAAACGACGATCTCGGCTCACATCCATGACGAGACCTTCGGCATGGCCCGGAAGGCCGACGACTTCGCCACGGTGCACGCCTGCGACCGCTGTCACATGTTCATGGACCAGGGCGGCTGGATCGGCAAGATCAGCCAGACCGTGCTGCTGCGGCATATCCAGCGCGCCATCTTCCGCACCATGCGCAACCGCATCGAGCGCGGACTGGTCATCATCCCGCTGGACCCCGAGCGCCTGGCGCACGACAAGCCAGTCTCTCCGCGCAAGCCAAAAGAGCAGCGCCGGGCCGTAGGCAA